TGACACAATTTCAGCGTCAATTGAAGAAATGAAAAAGCGTGGTTACAACGAAGGTGGTCAACCTAAAACAAGTTTCTTTGATAACTTGTTCGAAAAATTTCTTGGAGCACAGGCTACTGGGGGATTGGAAATAAGTGGTGATAGAAACATGATAGAAATACCTTACTTTGATCCAAAAACCCAAGAAGTAACCATGAAAGTAGTTAGTCAGGATACCATTAATACCTATGCCCACATAGGTGCAATCAAAACAGTTCCCGACCTTGGTGTAGTTATTGATGGATCAGTAAGTATCGAAGGCGGTGCTGGCAGAATGATGGACAATCCATTTCAAGGTAGTGTCCAAGCGGGGCCAATTACAGGTGGAATAACAATTCCAGTTGATGAAGGTTTAAATAGTATTCAAGCCCGTGGAACATACCGTCCAAGTGGTGGGCCAATAGAAGGTGAATTAAGTTATGAAACCCCTATGGGCAGAATAGGAATTGGTGGAAGTTACGATGAAGACTCAAGAAATTATAACGTTGGATTAAAAGGAAAATTAAGATTTGCTGAGGGTGGGGTTTACAACGCCAAAAAAATCGACATGATGTCTGATCAGATACTGGAGTCATATGATGTCTGACGAAACTATGATGGACGATGAGTTACAAGGTGAAACTGTAGCTATTCCTAATGAGATTGCTGAAGTTGAAGACACAGACGATGGCGGTGCTATGGTCCGATTGGATGAGATGGAAGCAAACCAAGAAGATAAACTTGCACATTTTGCAAACATTGTTGAAGAAGTAGATCAGAGTAAACTTAAAACAGCTATCAGTGATTTAGTTGAAAAGATTGGTAGAGACAAAGAGTCAAGAGAAAAAAGAGACAAGCAATACGAAGTAGGATTACAGCGCACAGGTCTGGGTGATGATGCACCTGGAGGTGCTCAGTTTACTGGGGCTAATCGTGTTGTACATCCAATGTTAATTCAGGCGTGTGTAGATTTCTCAGCGCGATTTATGAAAGAAGCGTTTCCATCCACAGGCCCAGTTAAAAGTAAAATCAACGGAATGCAAACGCCTGACAAAGTAGAAAAAGCTAGGCGTAAAACTGAGTTTATGAATTGGCAGACTACTGAGCAAATGCCTGAGTTCCGTTCTGAGTTAGAACAACTGAGCACACAACTACCGTTAGGTGGTGGTCAGTATATGAAATTCATGTGGAACAATGAGCACCGTAGACCAATATCTGAGTTTATTCCAATTGACGATGTGTATCTACCATTTGCAGCTACTAATTTTTATTCGGCTGAAAGAAAGACCCACGTTCAATACATAACCAAAATGGAATACGGACAACGTGTAAAGTCGGGTATGTATATTGATGTGGATCTGGGTTATCCGAATGACCCTGAGTACAGCAAGGCTACAATTGCAAATGATAAAATTGAGGGCAAGAGTGACACAAGTTATAACGAAGACGGTTTAAGAACTCTATTTGAAATTTATACATACATTGAGTTTGAAGAAGGTGATGGATTAGAGCCTTACATTCTTACAATTGACAAGACAACTAACAAGGCGTTGTCACTGTATCGAAACTGGGAACCAGACGATGCAATGAAAAACGAATTGGATTGGATTGTTGAGTTTCCATTTGTTCCTTGGCGTGGTGCTTATCCAATTGGATTAACTCAAATGATCGGTGGTCTAAGTGGTGCAGCAACAGGTGCATTACGAGCGTTAATGGACAGTGCTCATATTCAAAACATTCCCACCATGTTAAAATTAAAAGGTGGACCAAGTGGTCAGACAATAAGTTTGCAACCAACAGAGATTGCTGAGATTGAAGGCGGTGCAATGGTTGATGACATACGCAAGATTGCTATGCCATTACCGTTTAACGGTCCAAGTCCTACACTGTTTCAGTTGTTGGGTTTTTTAGTAGACGCTGGCAAAGGTGTTGTTCAAACATCATTTGAAAAACTAAGTGACACTAATCCAAATATGCCTGTGGGTACAACGATGGCTCTTATTGAGCAAGGCATGGTTGTGTTCAGTTCTATTCATTCGCGTCTTCATTCTTCTATGGGTAGATGTTTTAAAATTCTACACCGTATCAACAGTGCGTATTTAATTGAAGAAGACATAAAAGCAAATGACGTTGGACTAGAAGTAGAGCCTGCTGACTTTGATGGTCCATTGGATGTTGTTCCTGTTAGTGACCCTGCAATATTTAGTGAGACACAAAGATTTGCACAGATCCAAGCGATTATGCAACGTGCTCAATTAATGCCTCAAATGTATGACCCTCGTAAAGTTGAGGAAATGTTTTTACGAGTAATGAAAGTTCCTGATTCTGAGGTGTTGTTAGAGCAACCAGGAACAGAAAACATGGACCCTGTGAGCGAGAATGTAGCTGCAGCTTTAGGTAGACCTGTTTTTGTTTTACCAGAGCAAGATCATTTAGCTCATATGTTGACACATTTACCTTTTTTGAAGTCACCACTATTTGGTTCAAACCCTGCGATTGTGCCTAATTTTCTATATCCTATGGCAATTCACCTCAGAGATCATTTGTTAAACTACTATTTGGTCGAAGCGCACACGGCTGTAGAACAAGCTCAAGCTCAAAATCTTATTCAAGAGGAAGCAGAGGATCAAGTTACTGTTATTGTCAAGGTTCAACAGTTTATTGAGCAACAATTAGGAAACTTTGGTCAAGAATTGGCACAAATTACGGAAGCGTCACAACAATTTGCTCCTAAACCTCCAATGCCACAGGATAAATCGCTAGAAATTGCTCAAATGACGCTACAACAGAGGTCACAAACAGAACAAGCCAAACTTCAACAAGATCAAATTGAACTTCAAGGCAAAATGCAACTTGAACAAGCTAAGATGCAACTTAAAACTCAAGAAATGGCTAATGATGATCAACTTGAAACAGCTAAAATTGCTAATGATACGGCTGAACGTCAAGAAAGAATTGCACTAGAACAAATGAAACAAGCTAATGAGAATCAAAGAAAAGCAGAAGAGCTTGCGGCTAGAGAAAGAATGAATACGTCTGATAATGAGACAGCTAAACTACTTGCTGCGGCTGAAATAGCTACGGGTGAGAAAATTGCAGTGAGTACGGGTACAGGAATAAATCCTAACCCATAACGAATAGTGGTAAAACGTAAACGATGAGTTTTTTACAGAGTAATATTCCGCATTTTAAGTGTTGGGTGCGTAAAGAATACACGTTTAATCATCAACAGTTTCATGGTGAATTTATTCATGCGATGGCAATTGCTGTTACTACATTACCGTGTCGTAGTTTAAGTTTTCAAATGATTTTTACAGGTGCTGAGACCTATGACACTGATGAACCTAATGTTCATGGCGGTGCGATGTGGGCGAGAATGCCTATAACAGCATTAGTTGGTGATACACCATTTGATGAATGGCCTGTGCCAATGGCAACTCACGATGCACAACCGTGGGATTGTTCTTCAAGAACTCATAGTGTTTATGTATTGGACCGATGTACTCCATGTCCTTGGTTGGCAAAAATTGACGGAGAACTGTACCCTGCAAAGTATTACTTCACTGTTGACTACACTGATTCAGAAATAGGAGATGACCCTGCACAACATAAGCAGTCCCATGTTCTAGAACTTTTGGATGCAGGCCAATGGACAGGTAATATAGTAGCTTTACCTAATAATCGGGTTAGAGTTACGCACCCTGCGTGGTTTGAGTTGGGAGAAGGAGCACCAGAGTTTCGTCCATCACAACATATTCATTACAGCAAATCAGATTTGGACTATACTTTGGATGTAAATCGTGTTTTTGACAATTTATATACGGAGAAAAAAAATGAAAAAAGGAATGAAAAGTAAAGGCTATGCTATGGGTGGCATGAAGTCTAAAGGTTACTCTAAAGGTGGCAAAATGACATCTAAAGGGTATGCCAAAGGCGGTGCCGTTGGACCAACTCAGGGTCAGCGTCAAAAATATAAAAGAACTGGAAAAGTATGAACATTGAAACCCAACTTTTGAATGCTCTCAAGGTCGAACAGGCAACTTTTACTGAAGCGGCCTTGAAGCATCCACAAGAGCGCGATGCATTTGAGTACGGGCATCGTGTTGGTGTAGTAGCTGGTATTGAGGCTTCTATCAACGTACTTCTAAAACTTCTGGATGAGGAGAAACATGGTGACAAAGGCTTATAAGGATGCAATAGCGGAGGCTTTTCCTGAAACTGATTCGGGAATACAGCCTTTCGGAAGCCGCATTCTGGTTCAAATTAGAACAGCAAAAAGTAAAACAAGTGGTGGAATTATTCTTACAAATGATTCCAAAGATACAGAAAAGTGGAACACCCAAGTTGGTAAAGTTATCAACATAGGTCCACTAGCATTTAAAAATAGAAACACAATGGACGGTTGGCCTGAAGGTCAGTGGTGTAACGAGGGTGACTTTGTTCGTGTGCCAAAGTATGGCGGTGATCGGTGGGAAGTCCCATTAGACGAAAAACCTCTGGGCGAAAAAGCTATGTTCGTTATTTTTAATGACTTGGATATTATTGGAAAAGTCACAGGCGATCCTTTAAAAATCAAAGCATTCATCTGATAAGGAGATAAGAGATGAGTAATTTAGGCAAAGAAGATGATGATGACATTGTTAAAGAAACTGATGATGAAATTGTTGTAATTGAAGACGATCCGCCAGAGGCACCGATCTCTGAGGACGATATTGAAGTTGTTGAAACTTTACCTGTTGAAGAAGACGAACCCGATGAACGTGTTGCTCAAGGATCTGATGATGAGCGTGAGGGGATTCGTGAGCGTAGAAGAAAAGAAAAACAGGACCGTAAAGAAAGGCGTGATACGGCAATTAAGCGCGATAAATTAGAATTAGATTTTCTTAGAAAGCGTAATGATAATTTAGAACAGCGTTTAACTGCACAAGAGCAAAGATCAATGCAAGGTCAAATAAGCAGTATTGATTCTGATATTCAACAAGCTCAGAAAGAGGCAGAGTTAGCTGATCGTGTTATTGCAAAAGCTGTAGAAGAAGGCAATGGAGAAGACGTTGCTAAAGCTATGAAATACCGTGATCAAGCATTAGCTAAAATGCAAAATTTAACTCAGCATAAAAAGCACGCATCACAAGTTGCACAAGAACATAGGCAACCTAAACAAAATACTGTTGATGAAATGACTTTACATCATGCCAAACAATTTATGGATGAAAATCCTTGGTACGACAGTCAAGGCCGTGATGAAGATTCAGCCATTGTAATGGCAATTGATCAGGCGTTAGCTAAAGACGGTTACAATCCTCAAAGTGATGAGTATTGGGATGAGCTAAGAGTTAGATCCGCAAGGCGTTTGCCTGAAAGATTTGCTGATGATGCTCCATCATCAAAAGCCAAAAATCAACGTGTGGCTAGAGGTGGACCTGCCGTTGGATCTGGAAAAGAGCACGCTCCAGCTTCTACTCGTAAAGAAATTTACATTAGTCCTGAACGAAAACAGGCGTTAATGGAAGCGGGTGTTTGGGACGATCCAGTACTCCGAAAAAAGTATGTCAAGCGTTATGCTGAATACGACAAAGAGAACAGAGCTTAAACAGGCTTGTGTTTTTTGTAAATTCAAATTATAGTTTTCCAATCGCTGAAAAGGAGCGACATAAAAATGTCAGACGAACGAATTAAGAAATCCTCTGGGGGTAATCGGGTGAATCGGGCGATGCAAGATCGTCCAGTTACAAGTAACCGTGAAATATCTGAAGATGAGAGGGTAGAAATGTTCAGGCAACAATTTTTCCAATCTAGTTTACCCGACTTACCAGAAATACCTGGCTGGCATTTGTGCTGGCTCACGACAACTAATCCTAGAGATTCAATCCAACAGCGTATCCGATTAGGCTATGAGCCTGTGAAATCAGAAGAAGTTCCTGGTTGGGAATACGCTACACTGAAAGGTGGAGATTGGGATGGTTTTATTGGGGTTAATGAGATGCTTGCTTTCAAACTTCCAATGTCATTATACGAAAAGTTTATGATGGAAGCGCACCATAATGCACCTGCAAGGGAAGAAGAAAAACTTTCTGATACGGCTGATTTTATGGAGCAACAAGCAAAAGCATCAGGCAGTCGTATAGATATGGGTGATGGTACACGGGAGATTGGTGAACATAGGGAGGGTCGATTTGATCTTGCCTAACACAACCTTAACTTTCAACCAATAGGAGAAATGCAAGATGTCAGCGACTTCTGCACCTTTTGGCTTTCGTGCGTCTTATCACAATAGTGGACAGATAATTGCGAAAGCCTATACACTAGCCAGTGGATACGCTCAAAACGTATTCCAAGGCGATCCTGTTAAATTGGTCGATACAGGTGTTATTCAACTAGGTACTAATGATGGCACTCGTAGCGGCACAACTAACGGTATTAGCCTTTTAGGTATTTTTGCAGGCTGTCAATATAATGATGCTTTGGGTAGACCCACAGTATCACCTTTTTGGCCTACAGGAATAACTGCAACAGAGATAATTGCTTGGGTCTACGATGATCCAGAAATTCTCTTTGCTGTTCAGTACGACAATCCATCTCCAGGTGTTACGGTTCAAACATCCGTGGGTGAACAATGTGATTGGACAGTTGCCTCACCAGGGGGAGCTACTGCTACTGGATTATCTAATACTAAATTAGCAGCTATTACCAACCCTTCTGCACAATTCCAAATTACTGGTTTTGAAGGAACTACTGGTGGTCCTAATAGCACACTTACTGATGCCTTTGTTGTTGCTACCGTTAGAATTAACGAGAGCCAATACAAAGCTCCAGTTAATTCGGTTTAAGGGAGGGATTGAACTATGGCTACTCCTATGCGTAGTACCGACTTTCGTTCAATTGTAGAACCTATCTTGAACGAAGTCTTTGACGGAATATATGATCAACGTGCTGATGAATGGAAAGAAGTTTTCAGTGAACAGCAAGGTATTCCTCGTCAGTACCATGAAGAACCCGTTCTTTATGGTTTTGGTGCGGCTCCTGAATTGCCTGATGGCATGGCGGTAACGTATCAATCTGGTGGCGTGTTGTTTATTCAGCGTTATCTATACAAAGTCTATGGTTTGGCATTTGCTCTAACCAAAGTCTTGGTAGAAGACGGTGATCACATCCGTATCGGACAGACTTATGCTAAACACTTAGCTCAATCTTTGATTGAAACCAAAGAAACTCTTGGTGCAAACATTCTCAACAGAGCATTTAATGTCGCCTTTCCTGGCGGTGATGGTGTTTCTCTTGTAAATGCCGCGCATCCAATTGTTAATGGTACGTTTAGTAATCAGCTAAATACTGCTGCAGCGTTGTCTCAAACATCTCTTGAACAGCTACTAATTCAAATCCGTAATGCCGTTGACAACAACGGTAAGCGTATTCGATTAGTACCAAAGAAGATTGTTACTGGGCCTGCTAACGTGTTCCAAGCTGAAACTCTGTTAAAATCAGTCCTACGATCAGGAACTGCTGACAACGACATTAACCCTGTTAAATCAATGGGTCTATTGTCGGAAGGTCAGGGTAACTTGTCTCGTATTACTTCTCAAACTGCTTGGTGGATTCAAACGGATGCACCTGACGGTTTGAAACTTTTAATGCGTAGAGGTTTAGAGAAATCTATGGAAGGTGATTTTGAAACCGACTCCATGCGTTATAAAGCTACAGAGCGTTATGTTTTTGGTTGGACCGATCCTCGTGGAGTGTTCGGTACGGCTGGAGTTTAACACTAACCCCTGTCGGTATTCCTAAAGTGCCGACAGGGATTTTCTTGGGAATTTAAATAGTGTATTTGACAGTTTCCCAACTGACTACATACAGACAAATACACACAACTCGTATGTGAGGAATTAAAAATGGGTACAACTACTTTTTCTGGTCCCGTAAAAGTTGGAACAATTGCAGCTACTACTGGAACCACACTTGGCGTAGATATAAAAAACACAGGCCAAGTCGTAATGGCTCAATCTATTATGATTGATTCTGCGGTAGCTGTAGGAACAACTACTTACAATGTCGGCGTTATTCCAAATCAATCACAACTACTCACCGTCACAATAAGAGTGGCTGTAGTTAGCAATGCTTCGGGTACTGCGACTATTTCCGTGGGCAAGACGGGAACTGCTCAGTATTTAATTGCAAACACTAACGTCAAAGCTCTTGGCGAGACTTCATCTATTGCTGATGCGGCTTTAGACGACGCAGATCGTTTTGATGCAGACACTCAGATTACGGCTACATTGATTTCTGCGGGTGGTACTGCTACCACGGGTCAAGTTACTGTGACATTCACTTATGTGCAAGCCAATGGTTTGTCAGACACAGCAGCTTCGTAATTTTGTAACGAACCAAAGGAGTTACAATTATGGCTGATGCAGTTACTACTCAAGTTCTTCAAGATGGTGAGCGATTATACATTGCTAAATTTACTAATATCTCTGATGGATCTGGGGAAGCAAAAGTAACCAAAGTTGATGTGTCAGGTTTAAATCCTAGTTCTCAGGGTTTAGCTTGTATTGGTGTAAAAATTTCTAAAATATATGCTCAGACTGAAGATATGGGTGTGGATATATATTGGGTTGGAGATCCAACACCAGCTAATGATGCATTGGCAATGACAATACCTCAAGGTCAATTATATGACATTGGGTATGATCCTTCTATTCCGTACAATGGAACAGGTGCTATGGGAACTAATGAAGCAGGCAATGTTGCTTTCAGCACACGGAATGCTTCATCTGGTGATACCTATACTATTATTTTTTATGGAATAAAAGTTTATGCTCCTGCTGTGCCTGGAGATCAATAATGGGTATTAGAGAAGGATGGCATTTTGATAAAGGCTTTGGATACACAGGGTCTTTGTCAACTAAAAATATGAAACGGGGTGGTCAAACATCTAATGATCGTTTAGACGAAAGTTTAGGCGCGAAGGACGGAGCAGAACGCACCAAAAAACAATCCTATAAAGATCGTAGGGATGAGAGTCGGGGTATGACTCGCAGAAAAAGCAAAGTTCCAGTGGGCGATGTTGTAGTTGTCGAAGAGACAGTTGAAACATTTAAAAAAGGTGGATCTAAAAACTGGATACAAGGTGCAGTCAAAAAACCAGGAGCACTTACCAATTATGTAAAAGGTGAGGGTGTAAAAATGAAGGATGGCAAAATTCCTTCTGGGGTTCTTAATAAACTTGCATCAGGAAAACCAGCAACAAAAGGTGCTGGAAAACCATCAGCCACTACTCAAAAAAGAGCCAATCTTGCTAAAACTTTTAAAGGCATGAAAAAAGCTCGTGGGGGCAAAGTTAATCCTAATATTCGTGATGAAGAGGCTCGTGTTATTGGCGTGCAAGATGATGCGGCTGATGAAATGAAACGTGTTAAGTCGCGTAAATCTAACGATTCTCAAGAACGTAAAGACAAATCACAACAATTAAAACGTGTTGCGTCAAGAGAAAGAAACGCTCGTGATGAAATGGGGCGATTGCGTGATGAATCCGAATATGACATCCAAAGGAAAAAAATAGGTGGTCGTTCTAAAGGCTACCCAACTCACAAAAATTCACCTATGATTAAAAGCAAAGCCTGAATTGGAGAATAAAATGAGAAAACAAGGATACAATGATAAGTTAGATGAGTCGATGGGTGCCAGAAATGGTAAGAAATCACAGTCTATGAAAGACAGACGTAACGAAAGCAAGGGCATGGAGAAATCTATGGGCAATCGGGCGTATTCTTCTGTTGGAACGATGGACATGAAAAAAGGCGGCAAGATGAAAACCAAAGGTTATGCCAAAGGTGGTGCTGTTGCTGGTTTCAAAACTATGGCTGGAGATAGCCAGTTTAAACGTAAAAGCTGGTAAATTAATCAATTACGAGGGGAGTTGCTGTAACAGCATCCAGTAAGTAACTAAAGGATTGCTATGGCGTACTCTGGAAATATTGGTGTAAAAACTTTTAATTCTTTGAAAGTAGTTGATCACGCTTTTAGGCGTTGCAGATTGCCTGCACAAGCTATTACTTCAGAGATGCAAGAGTATGCATTAGATTCATTGTCATTTATGCTTGATGATCTAGCTAATGTAAGAGTTCCCAGTTGGTGTATTGAAAAATTAATACTTCCATTTTACCAAAATCAACCAATTGTTACTTTGCCCTTGGGTACAGTAGATGTTCTTAATTTAAATTTTAGA